AAGTGTATCCTGCACGCTTTTTTGATATTTTATATCAAAACGAAGAAATTTTTGTAGAAGGTAGTGACCAAGATGTATATTTTTTTCCTAACATGAGTTTTCGTTTGATTTTTAATAGCGAAGGGTTAAGTGAAAATAGCAAGAAAATTATTTGGAAATACTTACAACTTATGTTATTTACGGTTGTTGGTTCACTTGATAATAAAAATGAGTTTGGAGAAACAGCAGAATTATTTGCAGGTATAGATGAAAATGAACTACAAACGAAGTTGAATGAAACTATGCAGAATTTAACTGGATTTTTTGAAAATATACCAACAACCGATTCTTCTACAAATGAAGGTGAAAAGCAAGAATCCAATGAAGGGGAGAAACAAGAATCCAATGAAGGAGGTAGTGATCCATTTGCAAATATGTTCAAGAATATGCCTAATATAAAAGGTATGCCTGATATAAGTAATCTACAAGATACATTAAAAACACTATTTGATGGTAAGATTGGAGCATTAGCAAAGGAAATGGCTGAAGAAATTGCCGATGATTTTAAGGATGTTTTGGGAAATGATATGGATAATACAACCAATCCTCAAGATGTAATAAAAAAGTTGATGAAAAACCCAGCAAAAATATCAAAATTAATAAAAACAGTTAGTTCAAAACTTGATACCAAAATGAAAGATGGGTCTATTTCCAAAGATGAAATTATGAAAGAAGCGGGTGATATGATGAGTCAAATGAAACAAATGGGTGGTATGGACAATATGAAAGAAATGTTTGAAACTATGTCAAAGAGTATGGGATTAGGTAAAGGTGCAAAATTTGATAAAAATAAGATGAATCAAATGTTAAAACGCGAAGAAAATAAGAATAAAATGAAACAACGGGCAGACCAACGTAAAGAGAAAATACAAAAAGAAAAGGCAGACGAATTTAAGAAAGCAATGGACCGACGTAGAGAACAAGTCGCAATACAAAAACAATACTTATCTACTACCGACGACCCTAATCATTTGGTATTTAAGTTAGACGGAGAAGAAAATCCAGATAAATCATTTATTCATCCAGACATAGCAAAACTGTTAGAAGAGGAAGATGCTGAAAAAGCTGGCATAGAAGAAGCAAAAAAAAATAAGAAAAAGAAGAAAAAGAAGAAGACATAATGTATACATCTTTTCTCTCGTAATACTATATAATAATAATGAGCGTATTTAGTTTTATTGATGCCCGCTTTTTTGTATTAAGTTTAATCATTGGATTATTTGCAGTATATATATCTATGCCTGATTTAAGAACAATTTATGTTTATCCTACTCCCGAAAATGTTAGTTTATTACAATATAAGGATAAAACAGGCACTTGTTTTTCGTTTTCACAGGAAGAAGTAACTTGTCCTACTGACCCAAATGATATATCAAAAGTACCAGTACAACAATAATGTTATTAACCTATTTCATAGTATATATTTTCCACATGTATACTATATACTATGAACTTTAAACGACTACTGTATACAGATTTAGGTCGCATATTTATTTCTATTATTTTAGGATTAGGCTTAGCTACACTCTTTCGTAAGATTTGTACAGATAAAAGCTGTATACGTTTTAATGGTCCTATTATTAGCGATTTAGAAGATAAAATATACAAACATGGTGAAAAATGTTACAAATATAGTACTCGTACTGATAAATGTGATACTACAAAACGACAAATTGATTTAATGGATAAAGATGCTGAAGAAAAATAAAACTATTATTTCTTTAGCAATTATTAATTCTATTCGTTAAACTATACAATATTTGGTATATTTATTATTGTATAGTTTTATGGAAAATATAACTCGCATTGCTGATTTACCTACCGATGCAGGTGCAAGACAAGCAACTACTGCTTATGCCAGTAATATACCACCCACTACCATAAGTATATCCAATTCAAAGCAAAGTAAAATGGATGGCGAAACCCCAACAAATTATACACCTATTAATGTACACCCAAATCCATATGGTGTATCAGGAAATAACCCAATTATGGATGCTCCATCTCAACCGCAAGATACGCAACAACAATTCTCTATGCAACAGCCTGGACATCAACCTCAACAACATCAATCTATGGAAGCATTGCAGAATATGGAACATCAACGCTTACCGTCACGTGATATACCTACAAATACTATTCAATACTCAAATGACGAAGGTGTTCAACCTAATTATATACCAAAGCATGATGTTGAACGTGATTATGTCAAAGACCATTATGATACTACTGAAAAAAATTTAAAAGAATATGAACAAAAACAACGACAATATAATCATTGGGATTCTATATTCAATGATATCCAGGTGCCTATATTCATAGCCATTTTGTTTTTCTTTTTCCAACTTCCTATTGTAAATACTATGATATTTAAAAAATTTGCATTCTTATCGTTACATCATGATGATGGTAACTTTAATATGATGGGACTCATATTTAAAAGTTGTCTGTTTGGATCATTATATTATTCTGTATACAAAACTACAACATTTATTAGTGAATTATAACATTAGGATTAATAATATAATACTTTAACCTATAAGTATTACATTACATTGCTTGTTTCTTTATTAATGCAAGTATAGGATGTTCTTTTTGTGGTGTTTCTTTTTTTATATTTTTACGAGTTTTACTTTTTACAGTTTTATCTACACTTTTCTCTTTCTTTTTGTTAGATTTATCATTCGGTGCATATCTTAAAAACCACATTTGATATTCTTTTGTAGTTCTGTCATTACTCAATTCTTTAAACATCTCTGTTTTCTTTGAACGCATATCTTCCAATGTTTCTTGTTTACCATAACAATCTATACTATAGCGCTTTAATATACCGCGTTGGTCCAGATGATTATGTTGTTCCATTTGAAATAAAAACATAGCAATACACATTAATCTATCTTTATTGTAATGTGGCATATTTGCATATAAAAAACTTAAATAAAACGCTAAGATAGTATCTATTGTTGCAATTTTAATCTGCTTCCCATCAATCGTAACCTCATTGTAACTATGACAAGCAATTGGTTCATATATGTATGCCATACTATATTTACCAACAACTATTTCTATATGTCGGGGAATAATTTCACCAATTGGCTTATGTTTTATTATTTTCACAGATTTAAAATTTTCTTTTTGGAGACGCTCTTTCGCAATTAATGCACATTTATCTGGATCATCCGAAATAATATCAAAATCGGGGATTGAGTCCACTAAGTTCTTTTTGGATTCTGGCATATGATTTGCATATAAATGAGTTGAATACCCGCCAAAAAATACGGAACTATTATCTATAAAAATATCTCGCATTAATAAATGTAGTCGTTCTTCGTTTTCCAACGATATATCCATTTTCTTTGTGAAATCAACCGCAAAACAATTTTTCTCTAATTTCATTGGAAAATATTTATTCAATATACTTAATCTTTTTGACACTTTTTCCCAACGAGATACATCACCTGCAGGTCTTGACAATTCTAAATACATCGCCATTCGTAAATAATCAGGAGGTGCATATTTTATACCCGCTATTTGTATAGCATCTTTTGATATTGATTTATAAATTTCACTATGTAAATACGTAATATCAGCTATTGGAATGAAGTTAACAAATACTTTAAATGTACCATAATGAACACCTGACTTCGCTTCTACTTCCGTATATCCCGCTTTATAATATATATCTGCGAGTTCTTTGGCATCTTCTAAAGCATTCGCCGAAAAAAAATCATAATCAGGTATTTCTATATCTCTTTTATAAAATTGTGCATATGTTGGTAAAATATTGTTAATGGCAGTTCCACCATAACATATCAACTTCTTTTTGATAATAAAATCCTCCACAATTGTTAACATTTTTTGAATATCCTTGCTGTTAACCTTTTTACGCCCTTGTAATTTCTCAGTTTCATCAACAGCATGGCGCAATATTGTTAATTCACAGTCTTCAAATGTCATATCATCTTCACATAATTTTGTATTAAATTTTCTTTTCGGCTTATTAGAAGTTTTCTTTTTGGTTTGTCCACCCATATTATTTATAATATAATATAATTAGAAATAATATTACTAAACATTATTAATGCAATTGTTTTCATTTACTTAGTAAAATATTTTAATGCACTTGCAAGTGGAACTATACCACTATTCATATCATTAAAAAACTCCTCATATTTAATAAAATTTTCATCTACTATTTGAAATTGACATAATAAATTTTGACATCCATGGTTTACTATAAATTCTTTATATGCCGGGTTTGACTTATTTATTACTATATCAGGTTGTACCATTTTCATATTTTTTGATGTTGTATGTATATTATCATCTTTTAGTAATATTGGTTTTCTTGCATGACCTAATAAATCTGTATAATGATACAAATTCAAGTATTCACTACCACTTTCAAGATTCATATACTTTGTTAAATCATAACAATTTTTTACCCCGTCTTTACATGATGTATTATCTGTGTAATCATAGTTTACTGTTTTATCTACTATTATTACTACTTTACCCATCACATCTTTTAATTTTGTCTCCTTAGTAATTTTATCATCATAAATAACTGATTTTAATGTTGCATCTATTGAAGTTGCTACTGCATGATATATATTTGAATCATTGGGTTTTATTCGTAAATTAATAAATAAGGGGTCTTTATTATTTGGAGAACCTTGAGAAAATGCATTGGTCGCCACAGTAGTCAATATTTTATCTAACAGTACGCTATTTTGAGTGTCTAATACAATGTATGATTTATCACTTGATACTGCAACCATTGGTTTGAAAATATTATTTTCTTTTATATGAAAGACTTCAAAGTCCAAAAAACGACAGCCTCTTTTTAATACCTCCTTTACCATATTTGTACTAATATATTTACCACTACAAGCTGAGTTATAAGATGCTTTTATACAATATTCGTGTAATGGCATTTTCGCATATTTATTAGATATACTTTGAATATTATTGAAACGATTGTATTTAGCTACTACCCCCTTTACTTCGTTTTCTGCGGGTTCAAATCCTTCTATTGTTTTTGAAAACCCTTCTGTCGTGTTTATATCTAAATTATTCAATACTATACGCCTTTTATATTTCAATTTGTATACCAAATAAATTATTAATATTATTGAAATTATTAATAGTGACAAATGGAAATTATTAATCATCTTTATATTTTATGTATATATAAACAAATATAATAAAAATATAGTATATAACTTATTCAATGGCAGGTGGATTACTAAATATAGTTGCGGTCGGTGCAAATAATATTTTTTTAACAGGCGACCCTTGTAAAACATTTTTCAAAGCTACCTATGCAAAGTACAGTAACTTTGGTCTACAAAAATTTAGAATTGATTATGATGGACAACGAGATTTACGAAAGGCAGAACAGTCTACATTTACGTTTAAAATTCCACGTTATGCTGATTTATTGATGGACACCTATATTGTTGTTGCATTACCTGATATATGGAGTCCAATTTATCCTCCTACGCAAGATACTGGTTATAAATGGGCTCCGTATGAATTTAAATGGATTAAAAATATTGGAACTCACATGATTAAAGAAGTTACTATTACTTGTGGGTCTTTAACGTTACAACGATATACTGGTGAATATATGGCAGCAATGGTTGACCGTGATTTTTCTGCTGAAAAAAAGGAATTATTTAACAATATGACTGGTAATATTACTGAATTAAATGACCCTGCATATGCTCATGGACGCAGTAATACATATCCATCCGCATCATTCACACCTGACCTTAATGGAGCTGAACCATCCATACGAGGACGTGACCTTTATATACCTATTAATACTTGGTTTACATTAAACAGTACATGTGCTTTTCCATTAGTTGCACTACAATACAATGAATTAGTTGTCTCAGTTACTATGAGACCCATTCAAGAACTATTTCAAGTACGAGATGTTTTTGATGTTGAGTATAATTATCCTTATGTACAACCCGATTTCAATCAAAATCGGTTTCAACCATACCGATTCTTACAAACACCTCCTACCGGATTTATTGATGCAACTGATTATGATAATCAAGTATCAACTTGGAACGCTGATATTCATTTATTATCCACATATTGCTTTTTATCTAAAGAAGAAACACAAGTTTTTGCTAAAGATGACCATGTGTATCTTGTGAAGGATGTGTTTGAACACAAATATGAAAATGTTACTGGCTCTAAACGTATTAAAGTCAATTCAAATGGTATGGTTTCCAGTTGGATGTGGTTTTTACAACGCAATGACGTAAATTTACGTAATGAATGGAGCAATTATACCAACTGGCCATATGATAAATTACCGTCTAATATCACATTAGCACCTAATGAACCGTTACTTGGTACGGAATATGATTTATCGTATGGTATTGGTATTCATCCAGGAGTTAATAATATTACAAATAGTGGTATCGCAATTACGGGTGTTTATCATAATGAAAACCGTAAAGATATTTTAGAAACTATGGGTATTTTATTAGATGGAGCTTATAGAGAAAATACATTAACCCGAGGTGTTTATGACTTTGTTGAAAAATATACACGCACTGGAGGAGCAGCGAAAGAAGGGTTATATTGTTATAATTTCTGTTTAAATACAAGTCCACATGAATATCAACCTACTGGTGCAATCAACCTAAGTAAATTCAAAACAATTGAACTAGAAATTAATACATATTCTCCCTCTATTGATTATGTAAATTCCAGTTACGATATTATATGTGATGCTGAATTTGGGGAACCCATCGGGGTTCGTAAATCTAATTGGCGATTATTTGAATACAATTATAATTTGACATTATACGAAGAACGTTATAATATTTTATCTTTTATTGGTGGAAATTGTGGCATGTTATATTCAAGATAATACTGCACTTTTCGTTATATAGCAACTGTTTTATTTTTGATTTTTAAAGCATATATTTCATATTTGAGTAAAAAATAACAGAATATATATAATTGTTATTATATATACGACAACACCTTATGGGAAATAATATTGATAACATAGATATTATAGAAAATCAAAACAATATGAAAAATGTAGATAAAAAACCTGATTTAAATAGGTCTTTTAGCAATAACAATAATGCAGATATTCGTGATTTTCAAAGTGAACATATGATTCATAAGTTAAAAAAAATAAAAAAAAAGAAAATGAAGAATAATTATAAGAAAGTAAAAGAACTTGATGTTTTAACAAATGACATTCCTCCGCAACCGGATACTGATAATACTATAAATGATAAAAAACCTACATATACACTTCAATATATTAAAAATCTTATATTCAATAGAGATAAACCCATTGTTGAAGGAGCCCATGAATTTGAAGACCATGAATACGAGGGAGGTGAAAAACCAAAAAAGATAAAACGCCGAACCATTCTAAGTACGGATGGTAAAAGTGATATTGTCTCTCGCGTATATGCGTATATCAATTACTATAACACGTATTTGGCTGAACTTCTTGTTAGCGAAAATGACACTTATAATAAAGAGTCAGCTGCCAGAGAGAATGATATTAAGTTAGTACGAAACTCTATTGTATGGTTAGAATGTGCATTTATAAGTTCTATTATGGTTTATAATTGGTACTTTGCTATTTATTTCGCTAAAGATAATGGTATTGATATACCCTCGTTTTCTGCAGCCGCACTCAGGGAATACTGTACAAATATAAAAACTAAAGAAGAAAGCACATTTATCACAATTTTTTTATGGTTTTTTGAGTTTGCGTTTTGGTTTCCTGAACAGTTAAACTGGTTATTAGTAGATATTTTACCCAACACATCCGGAATACTTAATGGCACTTGTAACTTTTTATTTTTATATTTCATTTGTTTATATTGTACCAAATATTTTGCAATAACATTTAAAAATTTCTTTGATGACCTATTCAATGCAGTTGGCCTGAATAAAATGCCAGATAATGCTGCACTTTGGACTATGTTCATAGTTATAATCGGTTTATTTATAGGTTCTCTAATGAAAAAACCGGTAATATCTGATGATATGGAAGGGTTAGGTGCAGCGATTTCGGGAGGTACACCTACGAACATATGGGTAATGTTAGGGATGGCTATTTATCACTTTTTACATCTTATAATAATACTAGTTTGTTGTATTCCAGCCGGGGCTATTGGTTCTGGATTATATTTAATATATATGTCTTTCTTTTCAAGACTTACTTTGGGTAACTGGAAGGTTAACGACGTTCTTTTCAGTATGAAATCTATAGATGAGATTGATAAACATATTCGTTATTCTAAGGCGGGTTTTGAAGAAGAAGATTTATGTAACTCCAATACTTTATTAGGATTATTATACGCATTATTAACTATGATTTTTAATTTTTTAGATTATTTTAAAGAACATTTACTCAAAATTATTTACACTATTATGCTGGGATGTATAACCGTTTCACTCGCAATAAATATGTCTTCTATTGCTCCTAATAAACTTCCTTTAAATTTCTTCGCCGCTCTTACAACTATTGCTTGTTTAGTTATGGTATATACCAGTGTTATTAGATATTATAAATTAAATGAATCAACAAAAACGGATGATTCTCCTGTACATGGGTAATAAAGTGATGCATCTTTGATACACGAACATCTCCATACTTAAAATTTGTAAAACTATATTTTTGTTATAAGTCTATTTATTTATAACAAATTAATTACGTACATATAAATATAAATATATCCACTTACACTTTATATATGACAAATAAGAAGAATAAAAATAAAACCGCATATAACAAAAAATATCCTTTTGTTTCTATATGTACACCCACATTCAACCGTCGTCCGTTTATAGAAACTATGTTTGAATGTTTTAAGAATCAAGATTATCCCAAAAATCGTATGGAATGGATTATTGTTGATGATGGAACCGATAAAATTAAGGACTTAATTGAAACTTCTAATATTCCACAAATCAGGTACTTTGAACTTGACAAAAAAATAGCGTTAGGAGCAAAACGAAACTATATGCATAAACATGTTAAGGGTTCTATTATTGTTTATATGGATGACGATGATTATTATCCACCCGAACGTGTATCTCATTCTGTTGAAATGTTACTCAAAGATGACAAAGTTATGTGCGGTGGAACCAGTGAAATTTATTTATATTTTAAAACCATGAATAAAATGATTCAAGCTGGGCCATATGGACCAAATCATGCTACTGCTGGCACATTTGCATTTAAAACAAAGTTGTTGGAAGATACCAAATATAATGACACTGCAGCTTTGGCTGAAGAACGTGAATTTCTTAAAGGATATACTGTTCCATTTGTTCAGTTTGACCCATTAAAAACGATTTTGGTGTTTTCACATGAACATAATACTTTTGATAAACGTGAAATGTTTAAAACATCTCATCCTGATTATTTTAAAGAATCACCCAAAACGGTTGATATGTTTATTCGACAAACCCATGAATCCCCAATTAAAAAATTCTTTTTAGAAGACATTGATAAATTATTAGATAATTATGAACCTGGATTACCTAAGATGAAGCCCGATGTATTAACCCAGATTACAAAAATAAAGAAGGAACGTGCCGAAGCTGTTGAGAAAATACAAAATGGTCCTATTATGTTACAACAGGGAAATGGACAGCCTCCTATAGAATTAAATCACCAACAAGTTGTACAATTTATAAAACAATTACAACAGAAAAATGAAACTTTAATGCAACAAAATTCTCAAATACAAAATGCGTACAATCATTTACATAATGTTATTATAACTATGGAGAATTCTCTTATTGAAACAAAAAAATTAATACCATAATTGCTTTCATTATCTTTATATATTACATACAATTATGTAATATATATCCTATTCTAAATCCAATTCATCGTCTTGTACTATTAATGTATCCTTTTTTACGGTACGATCTAAATATCTGTATATACGTTTTATATCTAATTTGGATAAACCATATGATTCAAATATTTGTTCTATCGCATTTACATGTTCCACATTTGTAAGCAAATCATATCCATAATAAAGTCGCAATTCTTGAAACAATGATATTATATCCTTTTTATCCAAATTCAAACTTTGGGTTAAATTATAAATAAATAACATATTATTATATTCTGTTGAATATTTTGTTAATACTTTTGTAAATCTTATCTCTGGTAACTGTTTTATACTATTATCCGTAATCGTATCATGGTAAATTTTATTATTATAAAATGTTTTTATTAGCGAACTCATTTCATTAAATTGCCATATTTGTTTTTGAAAGGTAATACGATCTATGTAATCTGCTATACATATATGTGTTAAGATCTTATAATACAAAGGAAACGTTATTTTCACATCTACTTTTGATAATACATCTACCAAATTTTCATGCCATAATAACGCTACAATTGTTCTATCTGTCTCATTCATAAAATGCTCATGGTCTTTAAATGTTACATTTTTCATAATTAAGGATTGGGTTATCTTCTTTGAATCTTCGTCGTATAATTTTGTACGAAATAATTCCATTAATCTTCCATTTTTTAAAATACTTGGTTGTCTTACTACAGATTCACATACAAATCGCAATTTACGTAAATCGCCTTGAATATACATGAGTACTTCATTTATATCATCTCTATTCATATCGGTATAATCTGGAATTACATGAGTTAATATTGTATTTACTTGAGTATGCGTAGGCGTTTTTATTTCAAACACATTACATACTTTCATCAATTCCTTTATCTTCTTGTCTATGTAATAATTTCCTATACAAATTATTGGGTGTGAACATGTGTTCTCTAATCGTTGCTTTTTTGTTTTTTTCTGCCGAATTAATTTTATTAAAGCCGTTATACCGCCTTTATCTCCATTATTCATTCCGTCTATTTCGTCCATTACTATTGCTATTTTACGAACTTTTTTTGTAAACATATCTAACACATTTCGGTTTGATACGTTATGGCTGGTTATTGTATCAATTGATGATTTATTTCTAACATCACCTGCATCATATTTTACCATATCATAATCTAATTCTTTTAATAACCTATTAATAAATTCGGTTTTTCCACAACCTGGAGTACCATATATGTATATACCTTTCTTATAATTTATATTCTTTATACGTTCGTCGAAATTTATCAAATGTTCTCTTATTTCACGAAAAATATCTTGTCTATTAAAAATTACATTCGTATTTATCTTTTCCATTTATATTATTATATATATGATATAATCATTTAACTTCATTCAAACGAATAATATTATGTATCATAAAATTATTCAAATATATTTATTAACGCGAAAAATTACTGAAATCTGCGGTTCTGGGAATATAATCACCATTCGGTTTTGATGGTAATCTACCATAGTAAGAATAAGGATCAGTCATACCGGTATTTCCTGTGATGGGACCTTGTTGTACTTGTTGACCCAATACAGTATTTGTTGTACCTGCACTTCGTTGTTCGTCGGGTACCACTTGACCGGCCGCATTTACTGTACTACCTACAACATTTCCTACCGCGTCAATTGCACCACTTGCTGCATTTCCAACTGCACCCAATACGCCTGTTGCTACATTACTTGCGGCACCTACTGCTCCAGTTGCTACGTCACCTGCTGCACCCACTGCTCCAGTTGCTACATCACCTGCTGCACCTA